CACTTGCGTCCATATTATTCAATTGAAATTATTAACAGCCATGCGTGTCGGGCAAAAACAAAAGAAAATAGATATAAATATTCCCAAGTTGGATGATTTTATACACAATATTTATATTCATTCCGCACGAAAGATATACACAAATGTGTATTTGTTTGAGGTAAATGTCCCACCTTTACAAGTTCAAAAACAATATCGTGAAACAGAACTAATCGTTCAAGAGTGTATTTTAAATACGATTCGTGAAAGTATTCCTGTAGAGGCGATTTTAATGGCGTATATGGATGAAACCGTGGAAGAAAATGTAGTGGAAGAAATCAAAGAAGAGGTGATTGAAGTCAAAAAGGAACCTATAACTCAAGTGATTGGAGAAAATAAACCTCAAGAAGTGAAACCTGAAATAGTTGATAACAATTTTAAACTAGAAACCGTGCCGAATGACATTTCAAATCAACAAATGGAAGACGTACATTTTCCCGAATTATCATTTAGTGATGTAGACTTCGCCCAAGACATAAACAATACAGTTTCAACAATTGATGCGCCCAAAACAATAGAAAGATTAGAACAAATTAGTGTTATGCGAAACGAAGAGAGAAAACGAGAGATGGACGAAGAAGAAGATGAAAAAATAAAGATTTTTGACGAACCTGTTTCTCTCAACGATTTTGACATACATGATTTAAATGAAAGAGACAATTCCTTTTCTTTGAATTCAAATGATTTGTTAGGAGAGATTGAAATACTCGCTTAAAAATAGTAAATAAGTATAATAATAAATGGATAAGTTATTTATTATTAATTTTGATGTGGATGAACTAGACGATGACTGGTCTAATGATATTATATGTAGTGGTATATACACAGATTTGGAAACCGCAAAAAATGAATTAAAAAATATTTGTAATAATAATTATGAATATAAATTTTTAGGTTACAAAATAATGGTATATAATTTAGTTGGAAATAAATATATATTTACCAATAAAATTTACACATATACATTTGATGAATTTATTGAATGCGATTACAACAAACAATGAGAAAAATCTCTGCGTTAGGAATATATTTAGAATGTTCTTTTGTAATGTAAAATGAATAATGTTTTTTTAATATCGGGCATCATTTCAGTCATTTTTTTCATAGTAAAATTTATTGAAATGAGATTTATTGAAAAGGAGAACAAACCGTTGAAATTTTTAATGCGCGATTCTCTTCTTGTTTATTTTAGTTGTATTTGTGGTTTGTTTGTCATCGAACAATTGACACCAGCAATGAAAGAAGTTGTGGATGGAACTGCTGAATTAGGTGCGAGTATTCCATTGGCATTTACAGACAAACCAGATTTTTAATTAGGGTTCAGACAAAACCAGGTTTGTTATATATTTGGATGTAAATATCCATTTTATGAATATCTTGATAGCCAACGGGTGCCTCTACGATTGGATAACGATCGTATGTTAAGGAAATGGGGTCGCTTATCCACCCGCGTGCGAAATCAAAACGTTTGTCTCTATTTGTAGCTTCAACAAACCAGTTATAACAAAATGAACCATCTTGCGTGTAGTTATTTTCCATTACATACAAGAAAAACCGCAAGACATTTTGCGGGTCTTTACCTTTTTTTTTACCAATGTAAAATGATAGACCGTAGTTTACAAACAAATCATCATTATTTTCATCACTATAAGTTGCACGCACAACTTGCGGAGGATTAGATAATTTTGTTCGCAACATTTTTTCCAAACGATTTTGTTTGCTTATTGCTAGCATTTTGTCAATTATTGTTTTCTTTATTTAATTAAAATAATCAAATAAAGTTTTTAAATAAATCAATTTTTTTTGTAGGACGATAAATTTTTGTTATCGTCCAGTCCATACTTTTACAACTGGATATTTTGAACGCTTACGCTCTTTTATTTCATTACAATGGTCTTGATAAGTGCGTCCCCAAGGACAATAAGTTGATATATTTCCAAGCAAAGATGGAAATTTATTCAACAAAGGATATTCAAGGGCAAACAAAATTCCCATAATTCGTTCTAAACAACAACGGTCAGGTCTACATTGAATATTTGTCAACATGTTAAACACACCATATTTGGTTTGAAGACTATTTAAAAAGTCATAATGTATCATACATTGAACGCCGAAACAACCATACCAGTTTTGATTATTGAATGATAATATTTCATATTTGTTTTTATCGTGAAGCATTTCCTGAATTTTGTAATTGTTTTTCAATACATTCACAATTCGCAAAGAATTATGTAAATTTTCTTTTTTTTCATTTTCAAAATGCCACAGAGGAAGAACTGGTAAATTAATTTTGTTAAAATTTATTTTTGTTTGAATAAAAACACTATCGTGAATAATAACAGCCTTGTCAAAATAGTGATTTTTATAAAAATAATAATAAGGCAATAATTCCCCTCGTCCAGGAAACTCGGATTGGACGTATATCACATTTTTATATTCATAGGTTGCACTTACAAATTGTTGGTCGCTATTGTCATCAATGACTACAATTTTTGTTGTTATAAAAGGGTAATATTTTCTAATACAACGGATACATTCATTCCAATATTGATTGGTTATTTCAGAGGTAACATGCCTTGTTATAATAAATCCAAATGTCATATTTGTATAACCTTTACATTATTTTACTAAATAATTATGCATTTGTATTCTCAAAAATAAAACAAGGTATTTCGTCAATATTCATTATGTTTGGCATGTCTTGTTTGGATACTTCTTTTTTACTCATTTTAAAAGCGCCAAATTCCTTTCGTTTCAATTGTGCGTCAGGTTTATGATTATGAACGCAACGAGCAATCATTTTGTATAATTTGAAGTCTTCATATCGTTCATCCCCATTGTTTTTATACAAGATATTCACACCATTGTCATCCAAACACCATTCAACAATAATTTTAACAACAGGTTCACAAGCATTTAAATCTACAATGTCGTCCAAATCATCAACAACAAAATCAAATATAGAACATGCTAAACGACACAAATCAAAACTGTAATTGGGTTCTAATCTAGGTTTTTTGTCATTTAAAAAGGGCTCCGTATTGTATTGTGTTGATGCGTCGCCACCCTTTTCAAAACTATCGCTACAAAATAAGGCACCATTATACTTGTATATACTTCTCCCAAAGTCAATGATTTTAAAGATGCGTCCAAAAGTAGGAACTTTGTAATATGTCTTGTTAAAACAATAATATAAATACTTTTGTTTGGTTTGTGAATACATTACATTGTTTGTATGCAAGTCATTATGTGTTAATGAAAATGCTTTTTGATATGTGATTAAAATCATAATAATTTGCATTAGAGCGGACAACCATTCATCTTGTGATAAATCATTATCCACGATTAAATTATCAAATGTATTATCACAATGTTCCATACATATGATTTGGATTGGGAAATTGGGAATAGTAGCATGAACCATTTCTTCTTCATCGTCATCATCCTCATCATCTTCATCATCCTCATCATCCTCAGTATCATTATTTTCACTATTATCAATTCCATCTTCTTCACCTTGACTAGTAGCTTCATATTCGGTTAGTAAAGGCGGTTCACAATCATCGTCATCCTCGTCAAACTCACCTGTATTATTTATATCACTTGATGTAGTATGTGAACTTCTGGAAGAACATGTTGAGGTAGAATGTAAACTTAAACGCAAACCATCATGTTTTTCAATGGTTGAAACAGGTTCACACATCATATCAACAAGTTCAACGTCATGACAATTTACATTATTACTTTCATTTGAAAATACATCTTCAAAAATTTCATCATGAATAGAAGAAAAAGACAAAGACTTGTGAGATTTCAAAGAATTGGAAGATATTATTTTAATTGGAGGAAGATTTTTTTTTGAAGTTGTTTGATCGTCAAATTGTTTTTCTAACAAATGCTCGTATTCTTCAACGTCAAAGATAACATTTTTATTTTTATTGAAAAAATCCGATTTACACAAATAATCAATATCGTCTATAATGTTTAATTTAAATTTTTTTTTGATTGCCAAGAAAGAGCCATAATAATCCACACCATGAATAAAATTGTAATTTTGTAATAAAGATGATGATAAATACGAAAAAAATCCATCTACATACGCAGAATTATTTTCGTTTAAAAATTTTGGATTTACATCCGTTTCTTGTGATTTAAATTTAGGTAGTGTAAAGTTGCGTGCGTCATGAATGTCATATTTTCCAATTAAAAATTTGAATGGATCCAGTAAAGGTGCTAATTTGAAAAATACCGATTTTTCTGTAATAAATTCCTTATCAATTTTGCTTTTGATAATACACGAATGTTTATTGTCGGTTTGAGATATTTGTCTTAGACCAGCAACATACAACTTGTGATTTAAATTAATAGCATTGTAATTCGTTTCATTTAATGCGAAAAATTTGTTGTATATTGGAATATAATTTTGTATCTCAGAAAGTGATATATTTTCATCATCTAACAAATATTTGAAAAGTTCTTGGTTCTTTCGTTTTTCGTAATTTACTCTAAACTCCATTTATTATTTAGTGAATTGAAATATAAATAATACTTGTTTTTAACTTATTTTTTTATAGACATTACATTTTTACCAAAACACACAATTTTATTGTAAAAATGCTAAAGAACGTAATACAAAACTAAACATTCAATTAAAAAAAATAGGATTTTAACAAAAATTCCTATATTTTTTGTTTTATATTGTTTTAATTTTGACAAATTAAATAATTTCATTAATTATGATATATTGTGAAAAATTTAATATAATTATTACATAATTCGTGCGTATTTTTATAAAAGTAAAAATCTAATGCTATTTTTAATATTAAAAAAAGTTTAGAATGACACTTGAACTAAAAAAATTTGACATGAAGGCGATTAGTTTTAAACCGAACGAGTCTAAAGGACCCGTCGTAGTTCTTATTGGTAGAAGAGATACTGGAAAAAGTTTTTTAGTCCGTGATTTACTTTATTATCATCAAGATATACCGATTGGCGTTGTTATCTCGGGGACAGAAGAAGGCAACGGTTTTTACGGAAAACTTGTCCCCAAATTATTTATTCATAATGAATACAATACAGCGATTATTGAAAATATTTTGAAAAGACAAAAATCCGTCTTGAAACAAATCAAAAAAGAAATTGAATCGTTCAAAAAAAGTTCCATTGACCCTCGCGCGTTTGTCATTTTAGATGATTGTCTTTATGATTCGTCGTGGTCTCGCGATAAAATGATGCGATTACTCTTTATGAACGGCAGGCACTGGAAGATCATGTTAATCATCACAATGCAATTTCCTTTAGGCATTCCTCCCAACCTGAGAACCAATATAGATTATGTTTTTATTTTGCGAGAACCTTACATTGCCAATCGCAAGCGTATTTATGAGAATTATGCGGGTATGTTTCCAACCTTTGAATCGTTCTGTCAAGTCATGGACCAATGTACGGAAAATTATGAGTGTTTAGTCATCAATAACAACTCAAAATCCAACAAATTACACGACCAAGTGTTTTGGTACAAGGCAGATAGTCATAATGACTTCAAATTAGGTAGCAAAGAATTCTGGGAATTGTCAAAAGATATCAATTCAGACGACGAAGATGAGAAATATGACCCAAGTAATGCCAAAAAACGTGGCGCAGGTCCTAAAATCAAGGTCCAAAAAGAAGGAAAAGGGTCTGGAAAATGGTAAAACCCGTGGTTTCTTTATATTGTTTTAGAATGATATTTTATCCGCTTTTTATAAAAGCGTTTTTTAAAATAACAAGCAGTGTAAACAATATAAAGAGTAGTCTCGTAGATAGAGTATAACAAATGAGTGAGTTAAATATCATTGAACTGATCGAGAAGAACCCTATCTCAAGACTTTCTAGTGCGTATAATAACAAGTTATTATTGAAAATCCAAGAAACATTTACTGGTTTCGAACAACAGTTGTTTGTGAGTAGTTTTTATTGCTACTTGAATTATGATAAGAACATAGATTTTGTCATTGATTTAGATGATGTGTGGAAATGGTTAGGGTTTCAACAGAAATATCATGCCAAGGTCGTATTAGAGAAACAATTTATAATTGGACTTGACTATAAAACCGCTCCCGCAAATTCGGGAGCGACTTCTAGTGAAGAAAAAGTTGCTTTGCCAATTGGCAAAGCGGTCTTCGAACAAGAAACAAAACCAAAAGTTAAACAAAATGGCGGCCAAAACAAACAAACTATTTTGCTAACCATAAAATGTTTCAAATCATTATGCTTAAAGGCACAAACAAAAAAAGCGTCAGAAATTCATGAATATTATATGAAAATGGAAGAAGTTCTACATAAAGTTGTAGAAGAAGAAACCGATGAACTACGACAGCAATTGGAACAAAAAGAAAATATCATATTAGAAAAAGAAAACACTATAATAAAAACAAAAAAAGAAAAACAACGCGCGGTAGAACAAGCAACAATCATTCAATTCCCATTGAATACAGAATGCATTTATTTTGGAACAATAGACAACACCAATGACGCAAAGGAAAATCTTGTAAAATTCGGTCATACAAATGACTTGTCAACAAGAGTGTCAGATCATCGTAAAAAATACGACAATTTTATTTTGGTCGCGGCGTTCAGGGTACAAAACAAGGTAGAGATTGAAAATCTCATTAAAACCTATCCCAAAATCAAAAGGCAAATTCGTAGCATTCAAGTAGGCGGGAAAACAAAAACAGAAATTATTGCGTATGACAGCACAAATTTTACCCTTGAAAAGTTATCCAAACACATCAAGGATATCATTCATTCAAAAACATACAGTATAGACAATTTTAACAAATTGATGAAGCAAAATGAGGAATTAGAAAATGAAAACAGAGAACTCAAAGAACAACTCAAAAAAAACACCGAAACAATAACAAAACAAACCATTGAAATAAATGAAATGAGAGAAATTATTGACAATCAAAAGTCATTCGTTCAAATAGAAAATCAATCTGTTTATCAAAACGCATTAATACCTGAAGATGAAAATACACAAAAGTTTCGTGAATTTATTGACACAATGTGTATCGTTCGCCCAGATGTTGAAGAAGCGTCAACAAGCATGGAGGGGCAATTCCGAATATGGTGTAAAACAAAACCTAAAAAAGAAACATTTCATGCACTGAAAAATTACTTAGATACTCGGTTCAAGTCTGCCCGTATATCTAACCAAACCAAAGATCAAATCGTTCATGGTTATATTGGTGTAAAATTGAAGGATATTGTGTATAAAAAACGGCTAGCTAGTAGCGACAACGTAGAAACTTTTTTGTTTCAGGTGTGTCGCTTTTCACCCAATGGTAAAATGTTGAATTCTACATTATTGGCCGAGTATCAGCGATGGAAAAAAAGTGTAGATAAGGAATGTTCTGAAAATGATATGAAAGAAATTAAAGATTATTTGAATTCGTGTGAATATGTTCTCAAAGCCACTGTGTGGACGGACAATGGTAGCAATGAAGGGTATTATGGTATTTTATTGAAAAGTGACGAACATAAACACAAAACCACATCGTCAACTGGTAAAAAAGTTCAAAAAGTTGATATTTCTAGTGGTAATGTGTTAGGCACGTGGGAAACTATCGCCAAGGCTGCACAATATGAATCCATGTCAGCGTCTAAAATGAGTTTGAGTATAAAAAATCAAACAAAATTCAATAATGACTATTATTACAAGACTGATAACCAATGTTAACCATGCGCTTTTCTAAATATAGACCAACACCATCCATTTATACAAAAATCATTTGTATAAGGGGTTTTTGGTAAAGTATCCTTTTTATCATTAATGTACGATTTAAAATTACTATAGTTTACATGTTCTGGTTGTTCAACCACCCATATTTTTGAATCAATTGTGGTGCTTGTAGTATTTCCATCGGTTATTGAAGAAATATCACTATCACTATCATTATCACTATCACTATCACTATCACTATCGCTTTCACTTTCATATTCTTTTTGTAAGAGCCCAACAAATATATTAAAAAAAGCGTCCATATACTTTTTATCTTCGAAAGCGCAGTGTCCCCCCTCAACATAAATTACATTTTTCATTTTATCCAAAATATCATTTGGTATAACTGTTATGTTTTCATCTTTTGAATAAACAATATGTAATGATGGATGACTATTTATTAAATGAATAAGAGTTTCTTCATTTAAAAAAAAACCATATTTTTTCTTATATATTTGATGAATTTGTTTAAAATTAACTAATTCGGTATTAACTTTTTTAGATATCAAAAAATTTGGAATAATAAAAAACTTCATAAAAATAGGGTTAATGATTTCCTCATATTTTTTATTTTTAACTAAAAAAGGAGCAATAAGAATTATTTTTATAACATTCGTACAACCATATTCTGGGTTTAAATGTAAATATTTTGTCAATAAACACGCTCCCATAGAATGGGCTACAATCACATTATAATTGTTTTGAATGGATAAAATTTGATTTAGTCGTTCAAATACATTTTTAATATGTTCGTTTGGTCCATAATTAAAATACGTAATAACGTCGTATGTTAATTCTTTATCAAAATTATCATATTTTCCTGAATTATGTTTTTTTTTGTCATTTAAGTCAGTATTAAAACCACGAATAAATAATATTCTCATAATTATTTCTATATTTTCAAATTACTTTATTTATTACAAAAATTATACGCCTACAATAGATAAGTATCAATAATTCGTGAAATTTCCACTGGAAATATTTTACCAAATATATCATCTAATGTTTGAATTTTTGTTATCCAAATTACTGGCATAGAATAAAATTTTGACTTATCTAAATCACGATTGTGTTCTTTATACATTTTTACAATAAGGGTATCATTGATTATTGTGTAAAAATTCGCGCGAAACAAATTTACATTGTTTTTACAATCAAAATTCCCCTTTCGTTTACGGTTATGAATGAGCGATGTGTTGATTTTTGTTCTTGCCTCATAACTAGGCATCGCTATCATGTAAAAGAAACAACGATCGCCTTCGTGTAATAAATGTGCCATCTTTTTGTATAAAATTATTTATATCTAATGTTATACAAAATCAATTTTTTTTAATTAGTATCATTTGGTCTTCCGCGCCATCTGTGTATTGATGCCCTGTATTGTATAAAACAATGTAATTTTCTTTCATCAACGCAACAATTTTTTCTTCGGTTACATCTCTCCAATCATAGATCATATTTGGATAAATGGGATGATCTTGTCCTGCACCACACATACCTGTTTTTCCCAATAATCTACAATCATCAATAATAATAATATCATCATAATCCCTCTTTTGTAAAATTTCCAATTCAAATAACAAAGGTGTTTCTTCATCACCAAATTCAGTATGGGAACCAGAATAATGTGCGTCTAAATATATAGTAATTGGTTCTTGAATGCTTTCTAATAATGTGGGTAATATTTTTTTTGAATCACCATGATACATTGAAACATGTGAACTTTCTTTGAATTGTTCTACATTGTATTGATACCATTTATCTGACAATTCAATTGAGTGAATATTTTCATAGTGTTGTAATACGTTTGATATTCCATGCCCTAAAA